CCACTAACAGAAGTACCTTCTCTATAATGATATTGAAGTGAACCATTTGAACCTTCGTCAGCATAGAATACAAGATCATTACCACTTCTTTGAACCCAAATTCTAACCGAAGTTACCAAAGCTACTACACAACCACCTGAAGCAGTTGTTTGATGTTGATATGATTCAACTTCTGTAGATGCACTACTACTAGCTGAACTGAATTGAATACCGTCTTGACCAAAAGATTTAAATTCACTTACTTCATCAGGTCCTGATGCTAAGTTCATATTGTCAGCAACAGTAGCATCAGCTGTAGATAAAGTTAAATTATCAGTTAATGTATATGTCTGTCTACTGTTCGCTGGGTCTAATACTATTTGGTCTCTACATAAATCTGAAAGACTTAAATTACTATTAGATAATCCTACTTCTGTAGCAATTGTACTGAAACCTATGTTAGTTGTTGGTATAGTCATTACTTACCTCTTAATTTACCAATTCTATCTCGTTCTGCTTTCTTAGCACCTGGTAATAACTTCTTAGTTAATTTAGCTATCGCTGCTTTTTTCTTATCTAATTTTTTACCAAGTTGAACTTTTTGTGATATTGTTAATTGACTTAATGGAATACCTCCTGATAATTTCATGGCTATTTTATTTCGTGCCATCATACCAGCTTTCTTCAACATATCATCAGGTCCTTTCATTCTCATAGCTTTTTTCTTCGCCGCTCTTGCTCTTTTCTTAGCTGTTCTTTTAGCTGTACGACCTCTTGCAAGTCTTTGTTGCATTGACAATGCTTCTTCCATTTCTATAAAATCTTTAAATTTTTCCATTGTACTATTATTTATGCCTTCTTGTATCGAAGAATCTATTCCTCTTTTAACTGCACTAATCCATTCTATTGCATTTTGATTCGGTTTCTTTGACCATACTGTCAATTTACCTGCAATAGAAATATCAATTGGACCACCATTATTTTCTATTTCATGAAAATCTCTACCCATTTTCTTTTGTAACATTTTTTTAACTTGTTGAGCTGCTTTATGTGATTTTTCTACTATTTTAGGTGGTATACTTCTACTTCTTTCTTTGTTTCTTTGTTGTGCAACTTCTAAATCTGTTTGAATAAATAAAGCTTTAACATCATACCCTGCTGATTTTAGTTCTCTATACATTCTAAATGTCTTACCTTGATCACCAGATGTTGAATCTATTATAATACCCATTCTTGCATCAATTAGTGATTTATATCTTTTATCAGTTAATCCTTTAGCTGCCATTCTTGCTGCTTCTCTATCTTCCGTTTCGTTCTTTGGCATTTTTAATGATAACCCTTTTCGTTTCATTAACAGTTCAAAGAAACTATCTGAGTTTACTACTAGTAATCCTAATGTCTTTAGACCTAGTTTTTTAGCAACATAAGATTTACCACTACCTGGTCCACCAGCTAATATAATAGCTTTAAATAGTCCAGGATCGTTGACACCTTCATCAAGATCGAGTACTAAATCTTCTTCTTTGTAATTAAGAATCGATTCCATATTTCTTTTTAGCCATGTTCATAGCTACTCCGTGCATGATTTCATCTGCTTTGTCACCATATCGTTTAACAAAATCATCTCTTTCTTTTTTTAATTCTTTATACATTTTTTCTTTGTATAATAAAACTTCTTTTGGTAAATCTTCTGCTTCTTTTATTTTTTTTACATAGTCAACTACATTTTGACCGGGTGTTGCTCTTTGTGCATGAGCTCTACCTTTGTCTGTACCCCAATCACCATTGTACACTTCATACATAAAGTCTTCAAAGTCTTCTTTTATACCCATACCTTTCTGTACAGCTTTATATAATTGTTTACCGAGTTTATAATTTCTTGGTAATGCATCAACAAATTCTTTTTCTTGACCTAGAGATGCAAACTGTCTCATTTTAGAAGCTGACATACCAACATCACCTGCAGCATCAGGATCTCTTTCACCTGCTGACACTACATCAATATTATTAAACTTGTAATACCCATGTCTTGCTTTGACACCATTATATTTTTTTAGTAAAGACTCAAACTCTCTGATTCTATCAGAACCGACAACCATTTTTACAGAAGTATATCCTTTATCATGTAAAGCTGCTACTACATCAAATACAGTTTTAGAATCTGATCTTGAAACATTAACACCTCTTGGTAACATAGGGTTCATAAACTTTCTAATTTGAGTATTTGTTAAAGGATTTTTTTTCTTATCTGTAGTATGTGAAGTAAATATTAATACATCATCACCTTTAGATACTGATTGCATTTTCTTTGCAAGTTTCATGTGTCCAACTGTTGGAGGATTGAAACGACCAAAAGTAAATGTAACACCTTTATCTTTTTGTTCTATTATGTCTTTAAAATTTCTCATTTTTTTATTTTCAATACTAATTTAGTTTTACCTTTTATAACTCTATGATACATACCCTCTGGTATATTAAATTTTCTACCTTCAGTTAATTCAAATGGTAAACTACCATTAAACTGAAACTGCCAACCCTCACCTTCTAATACTTCAACTTTTCTATCTTCTCTGTCACGATGCCAAACTAAATCTTCACTATTTACATCTGGCTCGAATAATCTCAAGATACCTATATCTTTATAGGGTTTACCAGAAGAAATTTCCGCCACCTGTAAGTCCTAAATCTTTAGCATAGTATGGTAATCTACAACTCCAATATCTTGGTGTCATTTTATCATTAGCAGTATCACAATTATGTCTGTCAGCAAAAGCCTTTCTAGCTTTCTTATCTTTTAATTTTACTGATAAATTAGAACCACCGTCTTTTGCACCAAATGATACTTTTTTTACTTTATCACCATCTTTAACATAGACATAAAATTTCTTTGCACCACCTCGTTTTGGTTTATTAATTTCTTTGTTTTCATCTTCTGAAACTTCAACCATAGGTCTGTCTAAAGGTACATTTTTACCTTCATACTTACCAAAATCTATATGTTCTAAGAATGATTTCATTTCTTAGCTTTACCTTTCATTTTGTTTTTTCTTGCTTTTGCTGCAGCTACTTTAGAAGGGTTATTACTAAACTTAACACTAGTATCAAACTGTTTCTTTGATACACTACCTTTTTTTCCCATTGTTTCACCAGAACCTTTAGCTATTCTTGCTCTTTTTTTTCTGATATTATCCCAAAGACTTTCTGCTTGTTTTATTTGAGCTGCAGTAGGAGCTCCTTTTTCACCCTTCTTTCTCATTCTTTCACCAGAACCTCTTTTAATTCTTTCTCTCTTTTTTCTGATATTATCCCATAGACCTTCTGTTTCAACTTCTTCTTTCGCTCTTACTTTAGCTGCTAAGTCACTATCTGCTTTACCCCATGTACCTTTACCTTTAGTAATAAAAGAATTAACACGAGCATGTCCCCACTGCACAGCTGTTGTACCTGGTCTATGTCCTGTTTGCCATGCTTTGACACCTCTTTTAAATACTTGTTTCAGTATTCCTACAGATATACCTGATTTCTTAGATTTATCTTTAAGTGATTTATCCGGATTACTTTCACCAAACATCTTTCTAAATTTTAAAGTATGTTTACTTGGTTTAGTCTTAGCATCATCATCACCAGGTGCAGGAGCAGTACTACCTTTTGCGAAATGTTTAGCTCGTGCTTCTTTTTCTTTCTTACTCAATCCTTTATAGTACTTCTTAGGTTGTGAACCTGGTTCGTCTTTAACTGTCGGATCTTGTTCTTGTTTTCTTTCTTTCATACTACTATTTATCCCAATTCTTAGCTACCGTGAAGTTATTAAAACTGAATTCCATCTTGTCAACAATTTTAACAGCTTCTCCTTTTCTATCAATAGCAACATATCCTTCTGGTGCTACTACTTTTAAACCATTATCTACTTTAACGAATGTCTTTGCTAGACCCTTTGCTTGGTCCATTTTCTTAACAATCATTAACTTTGCTTCAATTAAAAATCTCATAAAATCTACAACTTGTTCTAGTGTTTTTAATGAACTATTGATTACTCTCAAATGTTCTCTTAATTTAGATTGTTGTACAGGACTATCTGATTTATTTTTCTTCCACCAATTTTGAAAGTGAACTAGATATCCTTTTACAGCATCTTTACCTTTTGGTAATTTTTTTCCTTCTCTAGTAAATGTATTTAAGTATGTTTTAAAACCAGCACCAGCTGCTGATGTACCTAAACTGTCTTGCCATTTTAAAAACTTATTGAATTTACCTGAATTAATTCTTTGAAATTGTTTACCAGCTCCTGATAATAACTTTGTAACTTTAACTGTATCTTTTGCTGTGAATGTAGCTGCACCTGTTACATCTCTATATGTAGCATCATCTTGCCATACTGTAGATGATGAACCCGGTAACTTAGCTCCAAACGATGCTTTTAAATCTTGTATCGTATTACCTTTATATGTTGTATGCCATACAATACCAACCTTTGCTTTCTTTATTTCTCTACCTATCTCTGAATCTGATGGTACAGCGTATAAAATAGTATTTGGTTGAAATGTTATATGTTTAACACCATCTATTGTCATTGTAGATAAATCGTCTGTAAACATTAAATCACCTTGAAGTATTTCTTTCATACCAAGTTTACTAAATTCATCTAAACAAACTTTCATCTTTTTGTTTAACTCACCATCAGTATCTGCATCAATATCTTCGTATGTATGATAATAAGGTTTTGGGTCTTGAGTTTTTCTAAACAAAGCTTTCTTCGCTACAAAGAATTTACCTGTCTCGGGATGCGGTCCTGCAAATACTGCTGGAGCTCCGTCCCACTTGACTGTTACATTTAGTTTAGATTTACCACCACCAGCAAACATATCTCTTAATGATTGAAGAAACTCTATTGCACCTCGACCACCAGCAATACCAAAATTTAGAATTTCATCTTCAAGATGTTCTAAATGTAAATTCTTACCAGCTGCTTCTGTTAAATATTCCATGTCTTCTGTAACCATATAAACAACATAGGTAATCCTACCCATGCAAACAATGTTAAACTAAAATATATAAATGCTTCCATTACTTCAATGAACCTTTCCAATTTTTAGTTGTTGTGTTGATTTCAAACTTTGTAGCAAATCCTGAACCAGAGTTTGTTGCTATTCCCACAACATTCCATTGTGGTTCAGGTGGCATCCCATCTAGACTTTCAACTAATAATACATTGATACTGTTATATTCTTTACCTGATACTTTCATAATCTTGACAACTAGTACAGGAAAATCATTGTATTCTTTACCAATCTTTGCTAAGTCTTCTACTTTTTTCTTTTCAAAATCATCTCTTGTACCCATGTGTTTTAGTTTATTACCACCATACACAATTACTAGAGGTAAAGCTGTATTACCAAATCTTGCTTCACCTTCAAACTCAGCAGCTAGAGCAAATAATGATGTAGATAAATTTTCGTAGCTACTCATTTTACTTTCAACATACTTCAATATACCTTTGATATAATTCATACCAGCCCAATTAGAAGTAAGTTTAAATACTGTATCGACAGGTGTACCTAATCCTAATGATATTGTATCACCTTCTTTTATAGAATCAAGTTCTTTTAATTTTTTAAGGTCTGTAGATGATATTTTGACATCACCACCTTCAAGTATAACTATTGGTTCTATTGGTCTATCTTTTACAGCAAATTGTGAATTTAATTTTTTAATAATTTTTTTGTTTTCTTGATACAGTTTATTAATTGGGTCACCCTTCATTGCTTGATTAAAAGTTTTTATTTCTCTAACTAGACCTGGTTTAGCATTAACAGTTCTACTACTTTCAGTTATTGTACCACCTTCTGATTGTAATTCTTTAATAATTGAATTAGCTGATTTACTAATTTTATTTGTCTTTACTTCTTTATCTGTAAATGATTTTGCTGCTTGATTTGCAGACTTAGCAAGTTTTGAGAATACACCTTTTATTTTCTTATATAAAAAGTCTACACCTTTAGAAACTTTTGCACCTAACTTAGCAAGGACAGCTGTACCTCTATTAAATATGTCACTTATACCTTCAGCTATAAGTTCAGCATCTTTATCCCATTCTTCTTGTATCTCAATATTTCTAGAAGGTAGATTACCTGCAATACCTTTCATAAATCTTGTATTAGCAAACTTACCAACTTTACCGATTCTTGCTGAACCTACCTTTGCATCTTTTTTCAGCGACACTTGATAAAATGTTACAACGGGTTTATCGTTAGAGTCTAATAATGTAATCTTACTTTTATCTGTTCGTATTCTTCTATGTTGTGCTTGTTTGTCTAATGGTTTTATTTCTTTCATTATACTAAACAAGTCTTGTCTTGTTCCAGATACTATCATTACTGCGTCTGCAGTG